CCACTTGTTACACCTGATTCTGATAATATGTCAGTGCCACTAAATACATTTGTATTACCATTACGTCCTGTTACATGTAAGTATATGCGGTCTTGTGCGTCTTGTTTGTCAACTTTTATTGTGTAATTTGTTCTCCCTCCGTTCTCTATGTCTAACTCTGATATATCTACTGTTTGAATAAAGGTCGTGCCCATTCCTGTTACACCCATGGTGCTTGTGCTATCACCACTACCTGTTATTTGCGCACATCCATCTGTGCCTAAATTGTAGCAACTAGATCCACTAGGCATACTAGCAGGTCCTTGTCCACCCCAGTCTGAATCCATGTCACCTTCTTTTGTTGACGTGACATAACCATTATTACCATCAAGTAGATCACCTGAATCTTCTGTAGTTACAGTTGTCGTGGTTGTTGTAGTTGTGGTTTCTGTTATTATTGTGTAGCCATCAGAACCATGCTCCGTGGTTTCTATTATGTCTTCTACTATCGTTTCTTCTACACCTGGCGTACATACTCCTGTTGCTGTAACAGGACACTCAGCTTTAAGGGAAGAAGGCCACGACGCCAGAATGCATAACCATGCCAGCAATAAGAAATTTGAATAATTTTTGACCATCAGTCAATCCAGGTTTTTTGTTAGCTTCTTGTTTTACTATTTCTACTTTCTTGTATACTTCTGATCCTTTAGGTATCATGTCAACGTTGGCTTCCCATTTCTTACGTGCTTCATCGCCAATAGAACCCATGTAAGGGCAGACTGTGCCTGCCATGTACATCGCATCCCAAACACGTGGATCTGCACATAATGTACTAACTGCAGCTACCTTCATGCCCATTGAATAAAGTGATCGTGATAATTTTATACGCTCACAATTTTCATCAGTCACTGTGATTCCGCTACTAATACCGAGGATCTGGGTCTGCACTGCGCCAGCTACTGCTGTTTTACACACGTCAGAGTTGTTTACTACAACACTAGGTGAGTTAGCAGTTGGTGGTGCCTTGTCCGTTACCACGGTCGAAGACACCGTTGTATTTGTATCGGCACTATTTACATCTGTTGTTACTGCAACAAACGTAATAGCTGTCAAGAGAATAATTAATGTTTTCATAGTGTATTTAAACCTTGTATAGGAAAAGCATCAAACGGTAAACAATAACCTGTGGTTGCTAATTTATTCTTATATTCCAATGGTTTAGACTCGTAAATGTTTAAATAACTGGCAAGTGATTCCATGCAACTATCTTCCGTTGAGTATAAAAAAGCGTTGTGTTTAATTGATGGCATTCCTGGTTGTGACATCATTAAAATTAATAACCAAACTTTTATCATTTTTGTTCTTTGAATTCGTAAAAATAATTTGTATCGTCACCAGCTGTCCATTTACTAACTGCCTCTACAGCATATTCCACAGTTGATACTTTGAAGTCAGGTTGTTTTGGTTCTGCAGGTGTCAAGGATTTATCGTAGAACAATGTGCGATTGTTCGGCTGTGCTGCAAAGTGACCATTATCTAATTCTAGTATGTTAAATGATTTGTGTTCCGCAGGAACTTCAGAATAATTTATGTTTGGTAAATTAGGATCTGCGTGACAACTGTCTATTGTAAACAAGTATTCTCCTTCGTACCAATTTTTAGATGGAGATAAATATCTCGCTTTTGGTGGCACGGTTGTTTTTTCTATGACTGTAATGTGGTAGCTAAATGCATCCCACAATTCCAACTCTTCTAATTTAATATCATCTTTAATATTAGGGGAAGTAACAAAAGCACTGATAGGGAGCTTATCATAAAGAGCAGCATATTCCGGCAGATACGTTTCAAAGTAGAGCGCTCTACCTTGGATTGACTTAACAGTAGTCCAAACACCTTCTACAAATTCTCCATGTCCTTTTTGATGATCATATAAATATTGTTTTTTAACAAAAACTTTAACTGGAGGTAGATTTGCTACCAGGAATGCCATATCAGTCTTTTTTCATCATTTTTTTGTAGCTTGCTGTTAGATTTTTATTAACAGCAGAATCACTGTAGTTTTGTTTCATTAATGTTTTAGAAAACTTCTCTGCACGTTCTGATGCCTTTTTAAAATCTTTGTCAAGCTTTTTTACATCTGATTTTAATTTTTGTTTGTCCGATGCTGCTTTAAATGTTTTTAATCTTTTTTTAGGATCAATACCCTTTTTTTTATTTTTGCTAAGAGCTTTGCCAAACCCTCGTAATGCTGCTCCAAATATACCCATTATTTTTCACCCTTATGTCTGAGTTTTTTAACTCGTTTTTTATTTTCCAACATACGTTGTGTAAATGTTTTTCTAGGCAATCCTAATGATTGTCTACGATTTCCTCTTTGATAATTTGATAAGGCTTTACCAAGTCCTCTTAATGCTATTCCTACACCCCTAATCATTATTTACCCCTCATGTAAGTCTTGTTAGGGTGATAGTATAACCATTTTAAAAATTTATTCCAGTACTTTAGCATGCCTTTGTCAATTGGGGACCCCTTGCAACGAATGCGCCTGGGGTCCACCGAGATGAAATGAAGTTGAGAACATTACGTGTACATTACCTGCGACAATTTGGCAAGAAAAAAGTTATTTTGTCCTTGTTTTGTTCTGATACCTGTGCTATATAATATGTAAATGAGGATGGTGCAACATTCTCGGAGTATGGCTGAACAACTGTAACAAGGTAGTAAGGCACACTCGGTGGAAAGATAGGGTCAACTGACTGAAGGGTCCAAGGGTGGTACTGAAGTACTCGTTAACATAGAACATGTTGACTTGTCGGGAAAAGGTTGGGGGTAGTCAAAGAATCCCCCTACTCATTAACTTAATAGGAGAAATAGAATGATAACAAAAGAAAAATTTACAGATTGGCTTAGCAAATCTACACGCAATGATAAGGTCACGTATTACCGTGGTTTCTTATTTGCACCACATTTACAAAAGCTATCACCAATGGATGAAAAAAGACCAAATAAAATTAGAAATCACGCTTGGTATTTGTATATGTCTGGTTTAGTAGAACTTGTGCAAAAGAAACATGGTGACTTTGATTACGAATATATAGCGATAAGAAAATGATTGACATTATTATGTTTTTGATCATACCGCTGAAGATTGCTTTGGCGGTATATTTAACATACCACATTTATGCATGGGTATTAGGGCTATGAGTGATCCAATTGTTAAAGAAGTATTAGTTAATAAAGAGTTAAAACGCGCACAAGACGCGTTTTACGATGCAATATTTGAGGGTGATGATATTGCCATGGTACAAGCCAACGATGCGGTTGGGTATTATGAATCTTTTGATAGTGATTATTGCCCCGCGTACCCAGGCTTTTAAAGGAGAAATAGAATGGAAAATGATAACAGAGTAGATTTGCCTTATGTAGCATCTAGATTAATAGGAATTGCAAATGCAAAAGATAAGGATTTAAGAAAAAAAATAGAAGAGTTTAGAGAAGAATGCTTACGTAATATCGGTGTAAATGTAGTTAATGAGCAATGGGGGGAATAGAATGATAAAAGAGCTGAATGAAGCAAGTAAAAAAATATATGATATCTGTGTCAAAGCAGAGAATGAGAAATGGTCGTTTGATCATTTAATAGATCATTTACAAGTAAACGCTAAATGTTATGGCGTAACTTTTCCCGTATTAATGCTTATCGAAATAGTAGATCAATTTATTAAAGATCGTCCTATGCGTGATAAACGTAGAGAAACACAAGGGGAAGATGTGCAAAAGGGATTTGATCGCGTTTCACCTAAATGGAATTAACGGAGTAAAATGAAAAAGAAACTAAATACACCAGAAGAACAAAAGCACGCTGAACTGCGTGATGCTATAATAAAAGAACGTCCACAAGAGTGGGACCACATACAAAAAGAACGTCAAAAGATACGTGCTGCACGAACCGAAGCGGCATTAGCAGAAGCAGAATCAAATCCTGCTAACCCTACAGTGACCTTTACGCAGCCTGCAGAGGGCACAAAGATTGGTGGCATGGAAGCTTTTCATGTAGAGAAAGGAGAAGAACGACATACTTACCAGATTGTTACAAAGCGTGAAATCACGTTTAGTTACATGATTCGTGCAAAGAATGAAGAAGACGCAATGATAAGAACATTGTCTTTTGTGAGTAAAGATGGTAGTGGTCAACGTGAAGATCTTAAACGTCCTATGTATAATAGCAAACCTATGATACGTGAATGGATAGATAAAATAACAAAACTATCTTAGATGGACATCAATACTGTACCGAAAGTTACTATTACGTGGTTAGATGCGCGTGATACTGAAACAGGTTGGATTGATATAAAAGATATTATAAATGCGCCACTTGCCGTTTGCCAGGAGACTGGTTGGATGGTCGTGAATAATAAAGAAAAGATCGTGATTATGCGATCGTGGTGCGTGGACCGAGACGATAACCATGGTGGTGGGGCAATAGCAATACCAAAGGGTTGGGTAACAAAAATAGAATATTTAAAGGAAACACATGCAGACGTACGAAATTAATTTATGGCTAGATAAGAAAATAATAGAAAAGATAGTCAAGCAGTTTGAAAAAGATGAGGATGTATTAAAGTATATATCTAATAATTTTGATACTAAACCAGACCCAGAATATCCGGCACTTGATCCAGAACGTGGTTATACAAGGCCAAAAGCATCAGATTACATAATTACATGGTCACGTGTGCATACTTATGTACGCAAAAAGGGCCCTAATAGAATACAACTGACAGAGGAAGAAAAAGAGATACAGAAGACACTAGAGAAATCTATAACAAAAGAAGCTATAGATGAATGGGGTCGAGATGAAATGTTAAACCAAGTTAGACAAGATTATTGGAGCAACCCAGATGCAAAAGGCCTTGAAGAAAAAAGATAAACAGGGGCTAACACCTCGTCAAAAAGAAGTATATGACATCATTAAAGGTTACATAAAACAAAATGGATATGCACCTTCATATGAAGAAATAAAACAATACATGGGATCTAAATCTAAGTCACATGTGCACGCATTTGTGCAGCAATTAATCAACAGGGGTTGGATAGGAAGAGGAAATGGCAGGAATCGGTCAATTTTTATTTTGTAATGTGTCACCTATAGTGGTATATTTGCTCAAAAGTTTTTTTTATTTTGTTACCGGGAACCAAACTGGTGCCACAGTGACACAATTGATGATTAAGCTATATAATTCAATGACTTATGTTGTGTCACCAATGTGTCACTACTCTAGACAACGCAAGGCACTTTTTTGTTTTTTAGAAAATAAAATGAGTAAAAACTCAACTATACTGCGAGGTTTAGCATGGTAGATAAAAGAATTAGTAGTGCCACAAGTGGTGCCACAAATATGGCAAAAAAGTATCCAATCAGAGATGATGGGTTGACAGACAAACAACGTATATTTGTACAAATATACACAGAGAATGAAGGAAGATTGACACCAACAGAATGTGCAAGACAAGCTGGTTACAAAGAGGACAGAGCAAATACAACTGCATCAGAATTATTGAATGGCAAACGCTTTCCAAAAGTAGTAGAAGCTGTTGTTGCAAGAAGAGCAGAGATAGAGAAAACACATGAAGTCAAACTTAACAAGCATGTGCAAGAGTTGGCTAGACTTCGTGAGAAGGCATTGGGTGAAAAATCTTATAGTGCTGCTGTTAATGCTGAGCGGTTGCGAGGGCAAGCTGCAGGATTGTACATCGATAGAAAAGAGATCAGAACTGGTAGTATTGACTCTATGTCTAGAGAAGAAGTTTTAAAGGCTTTAGGTGAGATTGGTTTAGGAGGTAAATTTGAAAAGAACGGAGCGAGAACAGAATTATCAATCAAAGAGAAATCCGATAGCGAAGGACTTAAAGACATCACGCCAGTATCATCAGAGAGTAACGAAGAACAAGAAGAAGTATGACCGTAAAGACGGAGACAAGTTTTTGGAAGACTTTAAAAGAGTATTTAAATCGTGGTAATTATATTGTTTCACGCCTTGAAAGCTACGTTACGCCAGGATTCCCAGATTGTTTAGTTTATCACAAAGAGACAGGTTTCTTTACAGTCGAATTAAAGGTCGTAAATAGTAGTACCAAAGTGGTACTATCTCCCTTTCAAATTGCCTGGAATATGCGCCACGCTACAGCTGGATCACAATCATATATCTTGGTTAGCCTGGCTGCTAGAGGCGAGGTCAAATTGTTTCACGGATGTAAAACCATGGATCTAGGCCAAAAGACCGTGGACCAAGTGCCTGGGCTGTACGAAGGACCACTCATGGACCTCGATTTTTGTCAAGTCATTTCAAACTCCCAAACTCCCTAATATAAACTAAGTTGTGGATAAGCTGTGGATAACTTCCCGGCCAGGCGCCCGGCGCCCGGTGCGCAGCTGACGGATTAAAGCTCCCCGAAACTCCTTAAAAACTCCCGAAAACTCCCAAAAAAATACCCTGACCCAGCGGCCGGGATCACCTGCTGCCCGGATGCGCAGCGGGCTCAGCTCCCAAACTCCGAAACTCCCGTAAAAAAACTAAGGTTTCTGCCATTTTTGTTTTCCATCTGCTCAGGTTACACCGGGCGCGCCCGCTGGTCTTCTGCGTGCAACCTTCGGAATAAAATCCGCAGAAAACAGGGAAAAAATTTTGAGATGCAGGTTGACATGCCAGGATGCAGGTGTATATATATACCAGGCCGGGACATCTCAGAGATGCCTGAAGAATTAGAAAGGACGGAAATGCTTGATTTTTTACTTGGGATCCTACTTCCCCTGAAGCTCCTGCTGCTGGGCTACGCTGCGTGGCAGTTGCTGCACTGGCTGCTGTAGCTGCTGCCCGCCAGTTAAACTCCGAAACTCCCCATCTTAATTATTAAACTAATAAGGTCCGTGGTTTCCGGAGCTGGGAGGCCGGGCGCCCGCCGGGCTGAAGCGTGTGGGTAAATTTTATTACTTAGCACTTGTCATCAAACAGGATTCGTGATATAACTGCAGATAGAAAGAGAAAGGACTACTATGATTCGTTGGAACAAATGGACTAGAGATTATACATATACTTATGAATGGCATGATGGGGCTTGGCGACTTATCCACAAGAAAAGTAATAGACCTATTGCGTCATGGTTTGGAAAGATGTATAGTATGTTTAGTTAATTAATAGAAGTATGTGGTTAGCAATTAAGACTCCATAGAGTGGACGCAATTACTTCGATGGGGCAAGATAAACGGTGTTAATCGGCTCTTGCCTCAAAACTCCAAACTCCCAAAACTCCCCGAAACTCTTATGATATTATATAACCACGTCTTGACCACACGCCCGGGCGCC